AGAACCCACGTTATGTTTGCCACCAACCCAGGCGACCGTGGACATACTTTTTTGTACCAAATGCTTGTTGGGCCTACCCAATACGGTAAATACGCTGTTGTGTACGATGTGTCAAACGGATTTGAGGATCCACCAATTGTACGTCTTGTGGAGCTTCCGGAAGACTTAGAGGAGTTACAGAACCTTGAAATCGAACATGACCCGAACGACCACCTTGTCGTTGCTTTTGTCCCTTCTACTGTTGTTGATAACCCCTATATTGACCCGACTTACAAAAAGCACCTATCAATGCTTCCTGAGACGGAACGACGACAAAAGCTCATGGGCGACTGGGACACGTTTTCGGGACAGTATTTCGTGGAATTTCAACGTAACATTCACGTTGTTCCCCCATTCCCGATCCCGGATTCGTGGCAAAAATATCGCGGTGTCGACTTCGGAACAGCAAACCCTTACTGCTGCCTGTGGGGCGCGATCGACCCGTCTGACAGCACTATGTATATCTATAGGGAAAGTTATGCTAAAAACCTCACTGCAGCACAGCAAGCCCGGACTATCAAAAGCTTATCTGTATCTTCCGAAAACAAACCGGAAACTTACGTTATGAGCGTTGGTGACCCGTCCATGTTTAACAACACGGCGGGCACCGGAACTACAGTTGCAGGACAGTACAACAGCAACGGCGTTATCCTAACTAGGGCCAAGAACCAACGTATTGGTGGATGGCAGAACGTACGTCGATATATGGCACCGAGCCCCGTCGATGGCGTTATCCGTCTTAAAGTGTTTGATAACTGCGTTAATTTAATTAGAACCCTCCCTCAAATGAGGTACGACAAAGGCAATTCTGAAGACTTGGACACCAAGGACGAAGACCACGCAGTTGACGCTTTGCGGTATTTGTTAGGCTGCAGACCCTATGAGGTCCATAAACGCGCAGCTAAGAAGTATGCTGAAGGTGCAGATGGACGTGTACAGCGTTACATTGAAAGACTCGACAAAATGGGCAAACGCTCAAAAACGAAACGGTGGTAACAAATGTTACGTGTAGACCATTACTTATATCTTCCAGGTTGCTGCGGTTTTTGCCGTAGTGTCAACCTGCCTACGATTGACACAGGGATTGACCTAGATCACCCCAATAGCCCCGATGATGACAACCCATCGGCTAACCGCCGGTTTTATGTTTGTGCTGACTGTTGTGTTGAACTAAGCCGCATGGTTCTTGATTCTCGCAACTTAGAGCTTATTACAGCCGGTTCCAACCAGGCGCTGTCTGACATGATTACCGAACTGTCAGAAAACAACGTAAAGCTGTCCGGTCGTATTGAGGAGCTTGAAACGGCGCTTCGGATCATGAACAGTATCCCTAAAGCACCTATCGAAGAAGCACCGCCAGCTAAAAAGAACTTTAAAGTCGTCTCACCAAAGGATGTAGAATTGTGATAATGTTGTCTATTGTAGCTCTCGGTAATATGGGAGTTACTATTTGGCTTGTTCGTGAGAACCGTCGAATTACACAATTAGCTATTTCACGTCACACGGGAGACTTTACATCAATGGTTAGGGCTGAGAAGACTCCTGCTTCTAAGAAAAAGAAGACCGATGATGAAGAGACCTACCACACATGGCGTGTCCCATCTGAAGGAGTCGCTCCGTGAAGCCTTGGGCCCCGCCTGGTGCTGCCGATGTAATTGGCATGTGGCAGAAAGCCGACCAGTACCTCGTTAAAGAACGCCGCGACTACTGGATGAATGCCTCTTATTACGCTTCTCACCAGTGGATTTGGTGGGATGCAACCCGCAACGTCGTACAGGAGCTTGATTACGCCAACGAGGCAGAACGCAACTCCCGTATCACTATTGACAAATACGGGCCACGCACCCGCAGCCTTTTGGCTCGCCTAACACGATCTGAGCTTATTTGGGAAGTCCAGCCTACCGGTATGGACGATTCCTCTATGCGTCGTCAACGTTTGCAGGAACACCTGCTTTTGGGTGAACAGCGCCACAACAACTGGGAAGACATTCGTGAAATGTCTATTCTTCAAACATTGTTCGGCGGAGCTAGCGCAATTTCTGTGGACTGGGACCCTGACAAGGGTGAAGACTACACCATGGACGCAATGTCCAATATCTCCGTTCCGGTTGGTGGTATCAGACTGACACCGCTTGGTATTAACGAGTTCACCCTTGAACCAGGTTCCCACAACGATCGAGACGCCCGCTGGTGGATTCGTTGTACTAGCCTCCCACCGGAGCAAGTACAGGAAAGATACAACCTTGAAGAAGTTCCACAAGCCGACGCAGAAGCTATGCTTTCTTCTCGCCATCGCAGTATTTTGCTACGTCGTCCGGGTGGTGCCCCGCCAAAAACAACCCTTGTCTACGTCTACTACGAACGACCCACTTCACGCGGTCCCGGATGCGTAATCCACGTTGTTAACGGCAAAGTTGTACTTCAAGAAGATGAATGGCCATTTCCCTTTAAGCATCTTAATATTGCACTTTTCCGCCAAAACAAAATCCCTACTAGCTGGGTTGGACACACTCTGCTTACGCCCGCGCGAGACGTTCAGTACGCATATAACCGTGCACGTTCAACGATTCTTGAACACATGCGTAAGGCAGCCAACGCTCGTTTGATGATCCCAGCAGGATCTGTTGACGACGCTGACATGATTACAATTGACCCAGCAGATACCCTGGAATACAACAGCGAGATTGGTGAACCACACTGGCAAACCGCTCCTGAGGTACCTCGTTGGATTTCCGGTGAAGCAGCGCAGCTAGAAGCTGAAATGGATGACATTTTCCATACGCACCAAACCACACGAGGCGAAGCCCCTGGCGACCGCAACAGTGGACTTGCTTTGGCTTTGCTTGCTGAAAAAGACGATACACCTCTCGGCCCGATGGCTAAGGACCAATCAATGGGTTGGGGTCGTATTGGCGAGATGACGCTTGCTTTGTACCGTATGAATGCAGAAAGCTCCGGGATCACCCGAAACGTGATGCTTATTACTGAACAGGGCGTCCCTCACCAGGTCACATGGAACGCTAAAGACATTGACGAAAAGCCAATCGTTCTTGTTCCAATTGACGCAACAATGCCACGCAGCAAGCTTGCTACACAGTCAATGATTACCTCGCTTGCTCAGCAATTCCCGATGGTGTTCCAAAACGTAGACGCCAGGTCTATCAGCAAGATGCTCGATCTTCCGGATCCCAAGCTGTTCTTGTCTCAGCAAAACCCTGACATGGCTAAAGCTGAATGGGAGAACGGTCTCCTTATGCAAGGCGTACCGGTCATTCCTGAAGACTTTGACGTTCACGACATTCACATCAACATCCACAACACCGAACGCAAGAGTCCGGCATACGAGCTTGCAGACCCTGAGGTTAAGCAGCTTATTGACGCCCATATTATGGCTCACGTTCAGTACATGTCTAATGAGGTTGCAGCAACCATGGCCCAAGCTGACCAGGAGTCAATGGGTATGACGCCCGATCCTGGTGTAATGGCTGCATTGCAATCCGGTGCGGGTTTGCCAATTCCTGAAAGTCAAATGGACATCGAACAAGAAATGATCGATATGGAAAGATCTTCCCAAATGGCACCACAAGGTATGCCTATGATGGGCGAAGAGCAAATGATGGATCCGTCGATGATGGACCCCTCAATAATGGGTGGTATGCCCGGAATGGAAGGAATGTAAATGTCAATGGAAGAAACCAACTTTACTGATTACGTAACGCAACCAGCGGAGGAAGCCGCAGAAGCGTCCGTTGAAGCTGGCGTTGACGGCAACTGGGAAGAGCGCTACCGTTCAGAGGTCCAGGACCGCATCCGTGAACGTGAACGTTACAAGCCAATTCGTCAAGTATTTGACAACATGCACCCTGATGACGCGGCAGCCGTACAGGGTTTTGCACAGGCATGGGCTGCTGGTGATGAAGACACCGCTATTCAGTGGATGATCGAAAACGCCAAGACACTTGCCGGTGACCGCTTTTACGAAATCGCTGGCGTCAACAGCCAGGGTCAGACACAACAGCAAGTAATGCAAGAAACTGTTCAGCAGGCTCAGCAGCAAGGTCTTACCCCTCAACAGGTAGAGCAAATGGTTGAACAGCGTATGCAGGCTTTTCAGCACGAGCAGATTGTTCAGAGCTACGAGGTTGAAATTGAACAAACACTGCAGGAGGCTGGGTATGACCCCAATGGCCCATTAGCCATTGCAGCTATTGCAGCAGCACAGCAACGCCCTGACCTGGATCTCCACGCCGCAATTGCGGACATTGAGAATCAGATTCTTCAGCAAGCTCAATCAATTGTGCAGCGTCGCCAAAACCCATCAGAAGGTATGCCATCAGCAGCACCTAACGGGTTGCCGCCAATCATGCCAAACAGCAACATGTCTCCACGTGATCGGGCCATGGCTCGTCTTGGACAAAACGGTCTTAGTTAGGCTACTTGACATAGCTCAAGTAACATATAACATATAGATATACATTCGTCTTGGATTAGACGGTGTAAAAACATAGTCACCACAAAGGCACGTTGACGGAAAGTCATAGCGCCCCGATGTTCGGAGAACTAGGGACCGCCGGGTAGTGGGTCTAAACAACTCAATCCATCAACAAAACAACAATCAACAGTAAGGAATAACAAAGTGCCCGCAAGCCTTTCCACCGTTGATGCAATCCTTAAGGACGACTACAAGGATTACATCGACCAACTTAACCAAGCGACTTTTCTCCTCTCGCAGATCGAGACTCGCCGCGACACCATCACGGGCCGTGTTGCCCGCCATGCACTCCACCTCGGACGTTCGTCCGGTGTCGGCGCTCGCGGCGAAAATGGCACGCTCCCAACAGCAGGCAACCAAGGCTTCGCGACGGTCCCCGTACCAGTCCGCTACGTCTATGGTCGCATCCAGCTGAGTGGTCCAACAATTCGTCAGGCTGTTACAGACCGTGGCGCGTTCGTTGACGCACTTGACGCTGAAATGCAGGGAATCCGCCGTGACGCAATGAAGGACGTCAACCGCCAGCTTTGGGGTACATCTAACGGTGTTATCGCTCAGTGTGGTACGACTACTTCTTCAACAACTGTCGTTTTGGCTTCTTCAACCGGTACAACCGCCCTCCGCAACCTCTTCTTTGATGGTGGCATGGTCGTTGACATTGGTACCGTAGCTGACCCAACCGTAGTTGCTTCTGCTCGTACGATCTCATCACTTAGCGAATCAGCTAAGACTGTTGTTATCTCCGGTGCAGCAGTTACCACTTCATCCTCACACTTCTTGTTCCGTGCAGGTGCAGGCGGTGCTTCCAGCAACACTGGCCAGCCAGGTGACGGTCAGAAGGAATTGACAGGTATTCAGACAATCGTCGACGATAGCGCAGTCCTTCACACCATTAACCCTTCAAGCCAGCCAAAGTGGAAGGCCTACGTTAACAGCAACAGCGGTACCAACCGTGCAGTTACCGAGACCCTCATCACTGGTGCAATCATGAAGACCCTCATCAACAGCGGCAAGAAGCCATCGCTTCT